CCATAACCAGATTCTTAAGCTTACCTGACAAGTCTAGAGAAGAAGTATTTACTTCTACACTGTCAGAACCTATCAAAGTTTTCTTTCTATGACCGATTAGTACTACATGTTCAGACAAAGTCTTAAGCCTGTTAATCAGCATAATAACTCTGTCTCTAACTTGAGCATAACCACCGCCAAAAGGAATATCGCCAATTTGCTTGACTTTATTCTCTTGACATATTGTATGCTCTACCCAGAACACCATATTATCTAAGGTGTCTAGTGCAATAAAGTCATACTTATGATCGCTATCACGAATAGCTTTCATTGTAGACATAAGTTCTGGTAAGCTGTTTACTTGCACCTTCATTGCACTGACAAAGTCAGTACCTTGCTCTGTGTCAAGTATTAAACAGTTCTCCAGTTTAGAAAGAGTGGTTGTCTTTCCAACCTTGCTTTGACCGAACAGGGTCAATAGCTTGGGGTTTCGCCTAGCAGGTGCTATGCGAGATGTAGGTAACTCCATACACTTTTATTTAACTATTAAACTTTTACTCTGAATACCCGTATCCCATACTACGGGGTTTTTCATAATTCCACTCATCAAACCTACCATGCGCAAGATTATTACGTAACAGTGTTAAGCCTTGCTCGCCTTTACGATTCTTAAGAATATGTAAGGCAACAAGACCTTCCGTAGGAATATCTTTCTTACCGTAATACTCAAGGTGGAGTAAGGAAGGTTGATGTATTACCATAACTACATCCACAGCATGATACATTTGCTTAGAGCCATGTATATCTGTTTTTGTAGGGTAATGTAAAGAAGGGTTAGTTGGGTCTAACCGCTTCTCGCTCTCGATTTTATCATTAAGCTGACCTAGTAGAATGTTCAGAGTATTAAACTCTTTACGTATCTCGATAAATAATTTACCTAGACCTGCAATAGTTTGTATCTCGTTCTCTCCTACCTCACTCTGCACAAGCAAAGTGTGGTCAACTGTAACAATAAGCTCTTCATCAGGAAACTTAGCTTTGAAATCTTTGATTGTTTGATACATCTTATACCTAGTAGTAGGTTGTTCTACATAGAAGACTGGTTGCTCTTTAAGAGTCTCAATCTTCTCCTGAAAGAACTCATACTGCTGAGGTGTAAGCTTTTCAAACGCACTCAATAACCCACCATACGATATGTTCGTCATTGCAGCAGCCCGTCTAAGTATCTCATCAGCAGCACTCATCTCGAAGCCGAAGTGTAAGATCTTAAAAGGTTTGTTGAATGTACCGTTAATGGTAGGATCTAAGAAATCTTGAATCAACATGTTCAGGAAAAAGGATTTACCATGACCAGAAGCACCTGCTAATAAATAAGTATTACCAAAACGCAATCCTCCCATCATAAGTCGATTAAAACCTGACCATCGCGTCTGCAATGCCATGTTCTGATTACTCATGCCGTCTTTTACAAGATTGCTGGCTTCTACTAATACTTTTTCTAAAGGCTTTATTACAACCCTAGTAAATGGCTTCTCCTGGTAATTCACGATCTCCTGCGTCTTTACGTTGATTCATTTCTTCTTCTATAGTTTCCCATTGTTTAGAGTCAAACCATTTGCGTATACCCATATTTACAAGCTTATTCTTGACTGCATACTTAAGACACTCCATAATCTCTTTGTGTCTATCTACACGCATTCCAATAACCTTGTTGTAATCGTCAAAGAACTGGTCTTTGTCAGTATTACGGGCTGCAAATCGTTTGCCTTCTATGTACAGCATTCTAGGATACGCATCCCAGAACTCTGTAGGCGCAATCTCTTCATCTTCATAGTACAGTCCTGATATAAACGTATCAGTAGTAATAAAAGAATCCAAGTAGTAGTCTTCCTCTTTGTTAAGGTTAATCACTAAGTTTTTCTCTACAAGATCATCAATCTCATCCGGTATAAAGCCTTTGCCTTCCGTAACAAACTTGTACAAAGGCGCATAGTCCTTTTTGTGTACGATTGTCAGAAATAGCAACTGGTTAGCATTAATATCAAACCGCACTAAAAGATCAATAAACTTCTTCACATTGTCAATCATAGAACAGAAGTTGATTTGGTATATTATAGTAACATTGCTCAGCCTTTATATCTATGTATAGATCGTATAGGCATTCTTTTATCTCATTTTCACTATAATCCCTTTTTAACTTCTTTTTGATACTACTTACTCCCTGGGAAAAGATTGTATCGTCCTTTGCTAACAGAATCACCAGCTCCATCTGCAGGTATCTGTTTCTGTGCGAGGTTATCTTTAATTTCTTGGATGCTGTTGACATAAATTATATTCGTAGATTTCTTCTGACGAGCTTTTAGCCACCGTTCATCCTGGGTATCCTTAATATAAATATTAATAATAACCGCAGTCTTACCCTCCTGATAACGAATCGCACGACCTGTGCGCTGTAAGTCTTGTCTTGATGATGATGTGCCTGAGCTAATAATAGCTAAGTCAATACCATTTACATCAAAACCCTCGTCAAGAGCACGCGCTGTATGTATTACATGCACATCACTTGATTCGTTATTAAACAGTTCAAGATTGCGGGCTTTTATACCCTTTGGCATCTTAGAATGATAGTCCACAGAGTACTGCGGCATTCTTTGATGCAAGCCTTTAGCAAAATCTACACCTTCCGAAAAAGTAATAGCTTTCTTATCACTAAAGTCTTGTAGCAGTTCTAACACTGCTTCCATTTTGGACGAAGCAAAGTACAAAAACTTCTTACGCTTTTGCATATTGCGATTAAAATTAATTGCATACACAGCAAGTTCTGCAGGATCTCTCCCTGTAGTACGAGCGTAACTGTTTCTATAGTCTTGCTTAGATAGGCATGACATCGCCACGTTAAAGTCATGATTAAACTGAGAAAAGTTGTAATGGAAGTCCTTATTCATACTATCGTATGTCTTACGGTCCGCCTCATTCAGCTCTATTCCCAGGTTAAATACTTTAAAATTAGACACATAACCATTCTCAAGCGCTTCTACTATATCTATTGTATCTATAACAGGACAATATGTACGTATTAGCGCATCTCTGTTGTCGGATCTATCGATAGTCGCAGTAAGTCCTAAGATGAACTTGTACTTTGTCTTCTCGAAGATCTTAATAAACTCATTAGAACCGTAGTTGTGTATCTCGTCAAGAACAAGCAAGTCATAGCTTCTATCGCTTTTGATTGCAGTATTAACAACAAGTACATCTACGTTCTGTAAATTTAAGTTTAGGATCTGCTCTTCCCACTGAGACTTTAAGTATTGTGTGGGAACTACTACTATAGTAGTACGTTCAGGCTTACGTTCGTTCATGCGCTGTATGCACATAAGAGCTACGTAAGTCTTACCGAAGCCTGTAGTAGCTTGTAGCGTACCGCGTGCTTTGTTATTAAGCCACTTAGTAATAACCTGATTCTGCCTCTTAAGCTTCTTCGGATCTATCTTCATCATGTATAGCTTTAAATGACTGAGAAACAGCATCAAATCTGTATCTGTATACCACTTCCTTTCGAGGTACATAAGCTTTAGGCAGTTTTATCTCTTTCGGAGCACTTACCACAGCTTTAATATCCTTTTTAGGTATAGATTTAACTGCTTTGTTATTCATTTTAGACTCTATACCCTTTTTAGGTATATTCTCTCCTTGAAATAACCGGATGATTTCATGTACTCTGCGTATCTCATCTCTTATTCCCTCTAACCCCTTGACTTTCTTGCTAGTAAAAACAAAATTGATCAGTCCTTGTAAATAGGTAGACCAATACTCATGCTTTCCTTCCAGTGTTAGGTTTTTATATTCATTTATTTCTCCCATGATAATGATAAGTTAGTGTCGGACTTAAGCAATCCATTAGGTATTGTAGTTAAGGCTGCTTTCTCCATTAACTCTTTCATTTGTACGCGCCATTGATCTGCATAGCTTTGATGTACAATAGTATCGATCTGGTCATGCACAGTCATAACAATCTTCACTGGTAGTTTATGTGTAAGAATAAACTTACGCATGATAACCAGTGCTTCTTTAGTCATGTCTGCACCTGTACCTTGGATAGGAGTGTTCTTAGATGCACGTTCGATAGAGCCAAACTCTACCATATCACGCATATAAGGCTCCCACTTATCAAACCACCGTATACGACGATAGGGCGAGAAGGTTCTAATGAAACCATTGCCTGTACCGAATTGACCAAGCTTAGTCAGAAAGTTCTTAATCCGTGGAAATGCACTAAAGTATTTCTCGATCAGTTCTTCTGCTTCTTTTATGTCAATTTGTAGTGTGTCTGATAATTTATGGGCACTCATACCATAGGCAAGACCAAAGTTGATACTCTTTACTTGAGTACGTAGCTTGCCATGCTTAGGACAGCTGCACTTTGCTTTGTTATTAGCAAAATACTTACAGTCCTTCTGTGCTGCATCACGCCATATATCTCCAAAGACTAAGTCAGCACATACACTATGTAAGTCTTGACCTATCTCTAAAGCTTGCAACCATACTGGATCTTTAGATCCTGTAGCTATGATACACAGTTCTTGTGACGAGAAGTCACTCGAAGCAAACACATAACCATCGTCTGCAATAAATGCATTGCGGTATTTGTTGTCTGCTGGTATCTGTTGCATGTTGGGATGACGAGATGATACACGACCTGTGTCTAGTATCTGATTGAAAGAGGTATGTACTTTGCCATCAGCTCCTAAAAACTTCTCTAAAAACATAGCACCATAAGCATTAAACAGCTTCTCCTTCTCTTTAAAAGTAATGTACTTACTGATAATAGGATGCTTAGTCTTGATAGTCTGCAGTAATTTACCGTTGACACTATCAAGAGATGAGTCTATCTTATTAAATAATGTAAGCACTTGCTTTGGTGATGAGAAAGAAAACCCCCGTTTAAGACTTATGATCCTGCTGTCTTCATCAGAGTCAAACAGTGAGAGGTTATAACTCTTAGGGATAAAGTCTGTAAACAAATCATACGATAGTATCATTTCATACAGCTCCTCTTCTAAGGCAGTGACCTCTTCACCGACTGACTCCGCAGTTTTTATCCACGTGTCTTTATCAACACCAATACCATTGTATTCTATATCAGCAAAAGCAAGAGAAGCATAGTTCTCCAAGCGGACAACTCTCTCCAATCCGAGCTCATTAATGGTTCTGAACTGAGAACTTTTGATATTAAGAAGAAGCTCAATGTCCTTCGCAGCATATTCTATTTGCGACATGGTTAAATGCTGGGTGTGTGTCATACCCACAAATGAATTCTGCTCTGATTTATTCAGAGTAATACCAAGGTGCCTCTCTGCCGTTGCTGATAAAGATTTACTAAAGTTCTTCTTACCGCAATGTATAACAGCTTCTGCAAGCATGGTGTCGTACACATTCTCTATCTGTATGTCTAATGCTTTACGTATGAACTTGTAGTCAAACTTAACATTATGAAATACCTTCTGAATGTTTGCGTCAAGAAGTAATGGAATCAATGGTGATATTGAGATTGTGGTACAGTCAATAACAAACTGAGCGTCACTATCGCCTATCTGAAACAGCAACAGTGTGTCTTGTGTAAAGTCAAGCCCTGATGTTTCTGTATCTATAGCTAACACGGTACGTGATGAGCAATAAGACAGACACTGATCAAGACTATCAGTAACACTGACTCCTGAGATATCTAAATAGGTATTTCTAGTAATATACTGCATAGCGTTTGTTTCTTAGACTGTAAAGTTATTACACTTTGCCGCCATTAATTTTATTAAGACGGTGGATTCTTATCTGAACTGCATTAATACTGCGTTCATGACCACACTCTGTAAGTTTCTCTGCTATGTAAGCATAAGGAATGCCTAAGTTGTAGAAACCTGTGATGATCATGTCCTCTTCTGTAGTCCACACCTTACCACCTGTATAAGGTGCACGTGTACTAGAGACTGCAGTAACAGTCTTTACTGCTGCAATCTTATTTTCTTTCTTCTTCTTCTTCTTCTTAAATAAATTAAACATAACCAATGTTATTGTGATAAAGTGAGGGATTACTCCCCCACTCTATCTGATGAATTAAAATACAGCGTTCTCTTCTACTGGAATAGAAGTCTGAACAGCACTTACACGTGGTGTACTTACTGCTTCATCGCTGCTATCATTAATAGCATGACCTGCTGAATTAAATGCACTATTAATTAGTGTTTCAAATCCAGGGTCATTAGTCATGCCTAACACAACTGTACTGTAGCTCGATACAGGACGACCATCAATTTCATACTCGTCAACTAAACGAGTAACGATAGCACCTGGAACTTTCTCATTGATCTCTGCATCATACATGTAATGCATCTGATCGTCGAGGTACGATTCCTGGTAACGAGTAATACTAGAGCGACGTGATGGTACACGCACCTTAGTAATCTCCCCTGTTGTTTGATCTACCACTTCTACATGTTGTGGTGATTGAAATGTAATTAGCTTGTAATTACGACCATTTTTGTCTTGACGTTCTTCACTTACTTTCACTACTGTCAAGAGTTCACTAGAATTTGCCATGATTTCTTTATTTATTTAGGCGTTAAATTAAAAGTTGGTTGTTTATTATACGTACAACCCGGTGCAATACTGCACCAAAAACGCATCACATATCTATCTTAAGATATACTTACATTCTGATCTCACCCAACGTGAGCTCTGGCATATTCTCCCACAGTGTATCAATAGCATCTTCATACCCAAGAGCAAAAGCTTCTTTGATATGTTTATGCCATGTCTTTGGATACAACTGTAAGAGCAAGTGTAATCGGGAATCTCGAGTGGTTACTCGATACTTACCTGATTGAATCTTATTCTTCTTCGTCATCACATGTACATGTTTCTGATTCGCATTCACGACAACAATTACAAGTCCACTGGTCATCAATGTACTCGTAACAAATAGGGCATCTTGCTTCCTGATCATCTTGATAGTCAGCAAGGTCACGGTCTAAGTAATACATTACATATGACCGTTGATCTCCGTCCATGACATTGGATACACATTTACATCTGCTGCATCTATTCTTCGACGGTTGATAAACTCTTGTCCTTTCTGCCTGGCTACATCATACGAATGGAATGCACCTACCTTTATGATAGTACCATCCGTGTAGTTCTGAACGATAGCAAGAAATACTACCGACTCGTCATCATCGGGAACGTTAGCAGAGATGCTCTTGTCCTGTAATGAAGCCATGAAAAGTTCTTTCATCTTTCCCATGAGATTGGTTTTAAATTAAACAATAAGCGTAAAGGGACTACTCTTCTTTATTAAAGAGTATGTCCCACATATCAGTCGATATGCCAGTCTGCAGTAACTCACGTTGACTAGCATTAAGGTCAGGAAAACAGTCTTGGACGTTATCTTCACCTAGTTCCCATCTCATCAGTCCGTCCGCACTTACATATAGTTCGTGCTTAAAACCAGCGAGATCTTTTACTTTTATCGTGATCTTCTTAGTCACGTCATTGAAATCTACAATTGTGTATGGTGTCATTTAAACTCACGTGTTATTAACCAATCGTCCTGTTGCCAAGTGATGTGGTCGGATGAATATTCTGTAACGGTACGACAACCTAATCTAACAAGTATGTCGTTCTTATAAGTCAAGTCAGACTCTCCGGTGTAATTCCACTGATCATCATAGTAGTAGTAGAATAGAACTACACTGTCAGTAAATACCATGCGTTCTGGCATCATGTTACCATCTTCTGGTCTGAACACTAACGTCTCGTCTGGCTTGTCAATTGTAACTGATGTAACAGTGTAGTCGCCGATCAGTAAGTTTGTTGGATACGTACCAGAGTCAGCACATGATGCTAACCCTAGTAGTACCGCTATTAATAGTACTCTCTTCATACCATTATAGTTTACCTGTTGTTTCCTTCTCCTCTAGTCGAGACATACCTTCACGTGCAACGTGCTCGAACACTGCACTCATTGCGTCAAAGACACCACAGATGTCTAGTAACTCCTGATTCTCAGCAGATAGTTTGTGTATCAACTCGTTCGCTTCGTCAACGTAGTTGTATAATTCTAAGTAAAGTTTAGTTTCCATTTGTATTTAATTGATTGATTAGTAACAGTAGTTGCACCCCTAGTTTACGAGGTGTTGTGATTCATAGGTCTA